ACACTTACATTAACAGGATCAGCACAGCAAGTTACAGGACTTGCTACTATAATTACACTAGCTATATGGTTATTAACCATAGGATTCAGAAAAGGAGAATAGTATGGATTGCTGTGGTAACGGCTGTTGTGGTGGAAGATAGTGTGTATGTGCAACTACCTTTGTTGTGGTTGTAGTTTACATTGTAATAATTGGAGAGATAAATGAAATTACAAGTAGTTAGAACACAATTTGGAACAGATGCAACTAATGGAATATTGTTAGTTAATGGTCTATTTGAGTGTTATACATTAGAAGATCAGTACCAAGCAGTAAAAGTAATGCACGAAACCTGCATACCAGAGGGTACATACGATATAAAATTTAGAACTGTTGGTGGATTCCACAGTAAATATTCAGAGAGATATGGTAATGCACACTATGGTATGTTGCACTTACAAGATGTACCTAACTTTACTTACATACTTATACACGCAGGTAATACAGATGAACATACATCAGGTTGTTTAATTGTAGGAGAAACACAACAAGATTTAGACATAAGTGATGATGGGTTTATAGGACATTCAGGCAAAGCGTACTTAAAACTATATAACAAGGTGGCAAAAGAGTTGTTACTTGGTAAAGAAGTAAGCATAGAGTACACAACTATAACTAAATTATTAGAAAAACCTGCATCAAATGCTTCAACAGATGATGTAGTACTAGCTAGAACAGTTATGGAAAAGCTAGAAGAAGTTAATGGTAATGTGTTAGTAGGTAACGCTATGTTGAAAGGTAGGTTAATAACATAATGTTTGATAGAATTAAAAGAGCAAGAAACCAGGATGGTACATTTAAAAAAGATGTTTGGTGGACACCTTGGTCTGATTCGTGGGAGTATAAAATGAGTGAAGAACTCAAAGATATGCTTGAAAGAACTATATGGACTTTCGTAGAAGCATTCCTTGGAGCTTTAGTTGTTGCACCTTTGATATCTGTTGATGCAAATACATTAGAGTTAGCTGCATTAGCAGGTGGTGGTGCTGCACTAGCAGTTGTCAAGACATACGCTAAAAAACAAATCACTAAGTAGATTCTGTCCTATTTCCTGTGTATAATTAGCTCAACAGAGAGGGCTAAATATGACACAGGAATTAGGTAATAATTACTACAAATCTGGTTGGCAACCATCAATAGAATTTGATGAATCAACAGGCAAAGGTGAGATAACGTACGTTGGTACTGATCCTGACTACAAAAATAAGTATGATGACATACTAAGAGGTTGGGGTTTTGACCCTAAATACTACACGATTGAGGGAAATGTTCGTGCAAGTTCTTGGAATGTACAGTTAAAAGGTGGTCAAGCGACCACTTTTTTTGCATTTAAAGGGGTTGTAAAGCGTAAGAACCCTGCATTAGATGAGTACTTTGACAAACTTGTTAAGGATTACATCAAGAAACCTAAGTTAAAAGACACAAATTATGGTGGTGATACTGCATTTGTATGGACAATGGCTGATTGGCAGTTAGGTAAAGCTGATTATGGCGTTGAAAATACCCTTAAACGCTACGAGGAAGCTCTTATCAAGGGGGTAAATCAGGTTAAGGCACTACGCAAGACAGGTACAGAGATAGATGAGATATATTTATTAGGATTAGGCGACCTCACAGAAGGGTGCGATCAGTCGTTTTACAGCTCAATGCCCTTCAATATTGAGCTTTCGCTATCTCAACAATATCAACTAGCTAGGCGTATGATTATGAAAACTATTGATACATTCCTTCCACTTGCAGACAAACTAATTGTGTGTGGTATTGGTGGTAATCACGGAGAAATGACAAGGTCTGGTAAAGGACAGGTACTGTCAGATAGATTAGATAACTCTGATATGATGCACTTTGAAGTAGTCAAAGAGATACTTGCACAGAACGACAGATATAACAAAGTAAATGTCATACTACCTACTGACTATCATCACTTGCTTGACATCAAAGGTAAAGGTGTCGCCATAACTCACGGCAATTTAACAGGTGGTGGATCAGGTCCAGAGGGTAAGATAATGAAATGGTGGCAAGGACAAATGTTTGGTTGGTTGCCTAGTGGTGCTGCTGAAATATTAGTTACAGGACATTATCATCACCCAAGAGTATTAAAACAAGGTAAAAGAACTTGGTTTCAATGTCCAAGCATAGATGCAAGTAAAGACTTTACTGCACGAACAGGTATGTGGAATGACCCTGGTGTGTTATGTTTTACAGTTAATAAAGATGGTTGGGATAACTACAGGATAGTTTAATACTTGTTAAGATTAAATCTATAATCTACGCATTCTGAAGTGCAATACCACCAATATTCTGATTGTAAACCTGCATCAAGGTATGGTTTATCAGTATAAATCATAGTTTTTTTGGGATAATAATAAAAACATTCAGTACATAATTCTTGTTTTAAATATTTTATTCGTAATTTGCTTATAGTTTTGTCAAAATTTATTTTAAATTTATTATTTCCGTAATTGTTAGGGTGCATTTTATTTGGATTTGTTTCAACATAATCCTTAAAGTGATGATGGCTGTTACTTAATATTCTTTTATACACCACAATAACCTGAACATTCATCATCAAATAACTGATATTGTGGGTCATCTTCTGCTATAAAATCTATTGATCCTAGTGGTTGCATTTTCCTATGTAAAAATAATTCTCCATCTAATTTATTTACAAATTGACTTTCTTCACTAGACCTTAATTTATTGTCAAAATCTACTGCATATTCAAATTCTTTAGGGTGCTTATCTTTTATTCTTTGCCATTCTTTATTGTCGTGATATGGACAAATAATACAAGCTGATCTAGGTGGTTGTGGAAAACCAAGTGTTTCAAAATAATGTAAACAATCGTGTCTTGTTATTTTATTTTCTATAAGTGGGTAACAATTAATAGCCCACTTGTTAGGTGGGTATTTAGCTCTTTGTATTTCATCTTGTGAAATACCCATTACAACTTCTACAACTTTGCCACGCAAATTAGTTACACCAAGTATCTCTCTAATTCTTTTATTTATTGGTTGTATTTTGTAACGATCTGTACAAGTTCTAAGTGTTAAACCTTGTTTGCCGTTAGGATTTTTTACAAATACTGGTATAGATGCAAAAAAACCTACAGGCGACATTAGGTCTTTTGTAATATCTCCTGTGTTTCTATCATTATTTACTATTTCTATTTTAATTTTGTCAGATACTTTTTCTTCTAAAAATTTAAACCAATCATATACTTCTTTAGGCTCGTTGCCTGTGTCAGCAAATATAGCTGCATCAACAGGTGCTATTTCTTCATTATATATTTTCATAAGTAATGTACTAGATTGCACACCTGCACCTAATGATAATATGCGTAAATCAGGTTTTTTAGATAATGTTACTTCATCTGCTAAACGCATTTCTTTTAAATACATTTATACAAGATCTTCTATCTCGTGTGCCATACAACCTATACATCTACCATCAAAATTTAATGTTGTTTGTGGTGGCTCGTAACATTCAATACAATTCATTCTTCTTCTTCTATTATACTTAACACTAGAACATTAGGTATTATTGCTAGTAATTGTATCTGTCCATTAGATAACACAATGCTTTTACCCATAAATAATGGATCATTCTTTTCATCTTTCCTACCTAACAACTCTGCTACAAGCATACCTACTGTTGCTTTGCTTAACATTACATCAATCATTCTTTCTCCTTATGTATCTTGGCATCTTTCTCATAAAGATAACCTACTTCTTTCTCTATAGCTTCATTATAAGTAAACTCTGTAGTTTCAGGCATAGGTCTTATCTCCCAATGAAAGTAATAACCCTGCTCTGCTAACTTGTTTATATTCCAAGTCATAATCTTACCTCTATACTCTGTAAGATATATAAATAACTTACCTGTTTCTACTGACTTATCTATGTTGCTATCAAACTTTTGCTTTTCTATTATCCAACTATCGTACTTAGAATCTCTTGACTTTATCTCTACAATGTAGCGTTGGCTCTCTGCATCAAAAGAACTGTACTGATCCTCTACTTCTACTAAGTCAAGACCAGGATATATTGCATTAAGTTTGTTTACTATCTCTGTCTGTGTCATTCTTCTTCCCCAAACATTTTTATCCAACATCTTGGGTGTGTGCCTGTAATCATTTGTTCTCTGTAATCTTTGTCTAATGATTTAACTGCATCTTGTATGTGATAACCTTGATTAAGATAAAACAGTTCCTGTGTAAATATCTCTACTTGACCTGTTTGCCTACAATGAATACAAAGTTTTGTTTCAATAACATATTTATCTCCATTATCAAAATCATAAATTTTATCTATAACTTTCATCAACTCTCCCTATTTTTAGCCTACATTATATTTATGACAAAGCATTCTTTAGCTTGTCAATCATAGCACTTGCGTTACCCTTAGTAGCTTCACCACTATTTAGATACTGCTTTGCTTCTGCACCTAGTTCATCAAGTCCTGCATCAATAGCTTGTGTAATTAAACTATTAATAAAGTTCTTTTGTCCATCACTAATTGCATCTTCTTTCCATTTACCATCAGGTATTTCTGTCATTTCTTCTCCTACTACTACCACATCATCTGTGTTAGATTCTTTTAACATTTTTACTTCACTCATATTATCAATAACTTCATTAACTATCTTGTCGTTACCAGCTCTTTCTTCAAAGGCTTTTGTATATTTCTCTACATAGTTCTCAACAAGTTTAAGGAACTTGTCTACATTATCGTTACCCCATTCTCCTACATTATCGCTAATAGATTTGTCCATTTTAAAGCGTGTCATAGAAGTTGTGTAACATTTCTTAGCGAACTCTTTGTCCTCATTACACATACTAAATACCATTTCTTTTAGTTGTGGCTCTGTCAAACTAGAAGGGGATTTCGTACTCTCTTGTACTACTTCTTTTTTTTTAGGTGGCTCTGCTACTTTAGGTTGTTGTACTACCTTTTCAGCTACACCTGCGTAATGTTCTTCCTCTGTTGTATCGCCTGTCCAAAGTTCTAGTCCTATACCAAATCGCATACAACATCTCTTAATCCCATCACTAACTGCTAGTTTAAGTATCTCACTTTCAGTTAGGTTTCTAGCTAATGCGTGTCTATCTACATCTCCAACTTCTTGTACTTTGCCTAGATCATCTATCTCTAATGTACATTTTGCACCTACAACTGCGTTATCTTTATCCCTTATAATGTCATAAGTAAAGTTGTACTTACCACCTACAACATCAACTAATCTTTTTGTGTAAATGTGGTGTGGTACATAGTCGCCATACTTCCCTTGTGGTGCTTTCTTTACAACACTCTTTGGAAAGTTAGCTGTTAATTTTTTATGTGTTTCTTTATCCATATTTCTCTCCTGTTCTGTGCCTACAGTATAGTTTGACTATAAGACATTTTCCACTATCATTGAAGAAAACGATATATGTTTATTCATAGTTGTTTCCTTTCTGGAATAGCACTCTAGCGATAGAGTGCTATTTTATTTCTGTTATCTTGTCGTGTTCTGGATCGTAATTAAAGTTTTCATTACACCAAGCACTATCTAATCTATACAATTTACCATTGTCATCTTCTACAATTATGTCGTATATTTTCATATCTTCCTTATTGTTTCTCAGTTATAGCGTAAAGAACATTTTGTAATGTAGTAATTTTTGTGTAATAAAATACTGCATTATCAGTATCATCAAAATCCCACTTGCTAATAGCTCTTATAATGTCATCCACACTATCAACACTATCAAGATGGTCAAACCACTCAGCATAACCAAAGTTATCTTCTTTATAGTCTGTCCAAACTTTTTCTTCAGCTTCTTTTATTGCTTGTATAATATTTTCTTTCATTACTTTCCTTTCACTAACCAATTATTATCTTCTTGTCTTTCTAAATTAAAAGTTGTTATTAATTTATGTTCTATTTGATCGTATGTAGAATTAAAATCAGTTGTTTTATTATCTACAATTTCATCAGATATATCACAAATTAATGACATAAAATCACTATTGTTTATTACTTTCATAACTTCCCTTTCTATTCTTCTTCTTCTATTGCAATAACTTCTGCACTATCTAATGGATTAGAGTATGGATCTTCCTCATAACATTTACTATCTTTAATAGCTTGTTCTACAGTATTACCAAAACCAACTCTATCAACTTTATATGTAATTCTATATCTACTCATTACTTCCCTTTCACTATATTGTGGATCATTTGTCTGCTTATGCCTACAATATCGCCTAACTGTATAGCTGAATAACCACATTCGCTATATAATCTTTGTATTGCAGTATTTCTAATCATTATGTAGTCATCTGTTGTGTTCTTTAATTTAACCAACTCAACTAAGCTATCGTTTAATACTTGTATGTATTGTTCTTCTTGTTGCTTACCTACATTGTCGCTTATGTTCTCTTGTGCTTGTTCTAAGAGATCGTTAATATTATCTTCTTCCATTGTTTACCTTTCTATTCTTCTTCTATACAACTTCTTATATCTTTATCATCTAAATCGTGTATATATTCTATTGCTTGTTCCATATCCACAGCTGAAAATGATACAAACATTGTATATATTTTTGGTTTACTCATATCTTCCCTATTCTTCTTTTTCTATTGGATCGTGCCAAAACACGAGTGTATCATTTAATTCTGTGTCATAATTTTTGTCTGAACTTAGTTCATATCCATCATATGAACTTTTATATCCCCAATTCGTATGACCATATACACTTTCGCAATACTCATCTAATACTTCTGTTATATCCATATTCTTCCCTATTCTTCTTCTTGTAAATGTTCTAATAAATCACTACCACTTAAACTAAGTATGTGATCTTCAGCTTGTTCTAAATTATCTTCATCAATAACTACAACTAATTTATAAACTGTCATATCTTCCCTATTCTTTCTGTTGATAGAATCTACCTACACTTTAGTAGATTTCTTCTCAACTCTTATGTCTTTTACTTCGCTATCAACAATCTTATACAATGTATGTAGATGTTTACTAGCTATATTTTCAGCGTGTTGCTGATCTGTTGCATTAATAAGATAAAATTCCTGTACATCTTTAGTAACCCAGTACTCAGCCATAACACTTATCCTTTCTTTATATATTTCTAGTCTAACTAGCTTTACATTATTTGTAAAGGTTAGCCTACACTTTCATATTTTTTTTGATAGTCATACATACCTTTATATTGATTCTTTTGATATTTAGATAAATTTAAAATTAAATTTGTGTAATTAGAATATTTATCTTTTAATTCTTCGTACAATGTCATATCATTGGGCATAGTGTTGTATATATAACTAGGATCAGTTCCATCTTTTAACATTTTCTCTACCAATTTATCAACTTCAGTTGTTAATTGGCTTTTAGCATTAGTATTTAAATAAACTATTATGTCTTTTAATTCTTTAACTTTCATTACTTACCTTTCTGTTTATTAACCTACACTATATTATATTGACCTACATTATAGTTGTCAAGCATTGTTTACCTACACAATAGCTATAAGCCTACACAATAGAAAAAACCAACTGATCTTAAAGGGGAAAGACCAGCTGGTTTATTCTTTAGCTATTGTTAGCTATTAATTTAATTGATTTAATAATTCATTATCACAAGTCAGCACTAAATTATTACAGATGTGCGTATCATTATCACATCTAAATTCTTTATGTAATTTAATTTTTTTTATTGGTATTAAATTAAATAAATTACAATTATCACATATAACTTCTAATACTTCCATTATTTACTTACCCCCTTTAATATAAAGTAACTTAATACAATACTAAGCCATAGAATACCCCAGTCAGTAACAACCCAGAAATATATCATAAAGTCGTTTAGTGTATCTCTATACATTTAATTAACCCCTTTCATTGATTAACCTAGTATTTATTTTTTATAAATACCATTAACGCCACTAAATTAATAATGGCGTTTATGCTGTCTATTCTTCTTCTAATTCGTATAATATTTCGTGTGCTATTTGATTATATAAAGAATACAAATTACCTCTTAATATATCAAGTGGCGTTTCATAGCCTAGTTCGTTAGTGTTCCATAACTCCCAGTATTCCTCGCCATCAAAATGGCTACAGAAATCAATTAATTCTGAATTGTAAACTGGAACTAAACTATCTGCTATTTCTGTTATATAATCTTCTTTATAATAATTTTGTAATTCCTCTTTATCAATACAATCAATTAATTCTTGTTTCATTGAATATCTTGAATATGATTTAGCTTCGCATATATCCATTATTACCCCTTAACTGTATCTTGATAAATATCTTCTCTTATCATTTGAAAATATTTTTCAACCTTACAAGCCTCAAGAAATTTTATTTCATCAAATCTTGAGTTTTCAGATCTATAAATATCATTGAATTGATACATAAGATTTCTTAATTCAAATAATGCATAATTTTTTTCTTCATTACTTGCACTAGATAGAGTAATCGCCTTCGCTCTATTTCTTAGAGTGTTAGCAGTCATTTCATAATGTTTTCTAGTCATTGTTATATTCTCCCCTTGTTTTATATTAACCCTGTAAATCTCTCACCATTTACCATCACGGCATATTGTTGATTGATTCCATTGTTTATTATTTCTTTACCTTCTACTAAGTCGAACGCCTCAAACTGTTCTTCATTAGCCCAGTAACTTAAGTAACTGATTGTTAGACTTCCAAATTCTTCTAACAAGTTTTTAAGTTTAGTCATTTCTTCCCCTTTTGTTTAATTACTTAATAGTATTGTAAAACATATTAGACATTATTACAAGTTATTAATATTATTTCTTTTGGTTAAGGATCGAATAAGCTGTAATTCTTTTATGTTGTTGAATGTTAGGAAGAATATTCTAGGATAATATTAGTTGGAAATCTTATTATCGTTCACAACATTTAAAAACAACTACCCCCTATTTATTAAAAAAAATATCCTGTATCTAGTCATATAGTATTATTTCTAGCTTATTACTGAATAAACCTTATAAACATTGGCTAAATAACTTTGTCCTATAATAGCTATTATGTTGCGTTGTGCCTATATATATCCATATGTCAATGTGCCTATGCCCTTATACTTTACGATACACTCTAATCAATCTAAGGAAACTTTACTATACAAATACCTACTATATATTGTGTACTTTTCCTGACATACTACAGTTATTAGGTGAACTATCACAGTAGTACCTGGACTGATCCCCTACCTGTTTTAGTTTAGAGTTACACTCTTTACATACTTTCAATAAGATAAGAATAATATATATTTTTTTAAAAAAGAAAGAAGAAGAAAAGAAGAATAGTTCTAACCCTGTGTCACTCCCTCCCAAACCAGAATGAACTAAAATTAGTAACAAATAAATATGTGAAGTAATAGGCTATTACCCTAGTTACTATGGTCTGGCTAGTCCACTTATCCTGTTGTTTGATCTGGTATTTCTTTCCTAAGAGCCAGAGAAATATCTTGTTTGTGTTGTCATACTATCATAGATTTATTAATATACAAATTAGCTTAGGAAAGTCCTAAGTATTAGTTAAGAATAAATATCTATAACTAAGAGAAAAGAAAATAGCTGGAAATCGTAGACAATTGTATGATGGTTGTTTTGGTTTAAGTTTATTTCTTTTTCTTTCATAACAGTTTGGACAACTGTACGGATAAGACCCTGCTTCGGCAGGGTTTTGTTTATTGACTTACAGTAAGTTGTGATATATAATGAGATTGCTCATTTCTTATGAGTATCAACTTCCCTGTTTGATTAACCAATAGACCCTAGCTAGACTAGGGTTATGTCTGAAATACCAGTAGAGGATTGTGATCAATGTCTTAACCCTTACTGGCAGGATCAGCTTACTGATGGATTATGTTCTAGCTGCTCTGTAGATGATGTTGCAGGATTCTTTGAATAAAAAAATTTTTTTTTAAGCCTTCGGCTCTTGTAACCCTTTAGGTTTCTTTCTTCCTTTAATACGAGGGTATGTTTTTGTTTTATGATTATTACAATATCTATATTTGTTATATTTAGATATAACTGTATCGCAGGTTTCCTCCAAACAAATTCTTCCACTACTATATGAAGTAGAGGGTTTGTAATTAGGATATTTATTTCCTTTTATATAATCACTCATACAAGATATAGTATAGTTAGGAGAACTAAAAGATATGTACGGATATAAGAAGAAGAAAAAAAATAAAGGTAAAAAGAAAAAAAGATAAGTTATGAAAATAAAAGGTGTAGATGTATCTAAATTAACTAAAAGACAACAAGATACAATGAAAAAACATTCTAAGCATCATAGTAAAAAGCATATGCAGTATATGCACAACTCTATGCGTAGGGGTGCAACTTTTACACAGGCACACAACAGAGCTATGAAAGCAGTAGGTAAGTAGTGGCAGAGTTTCGTGGGATGAAAGTTAAACTAAATAGTCCTACGCCTATTCGTAAAGGTGAACCAGGTTATGGTCGTAAGAAGTCTAAAGTTTTTGTTATGAAAAATGGGAAAGTTAAGAAGATAATGTTTGGCGATCCTAATATGAAGATAAGAAAAAACAATCCTAAAGCAAGAGCTTCATTTCGTGCTAGACACAAATGTAGTACTGCTAAAGATAAAACTACTGCACGATATTGGTCGTGTAGAGCTTGGTAAGGAGAGTATTATGGCAAAAGTAAGTTGGATGTATGGTGGCAAAAGATATTATGGAACTCTTATTCCTAGTAGAGAAACCAAAACACACAGGTTTGCTAGAACAGAAAATGGAAAGATTAAAAGACTTCCAAAGAAACAATAATGGCAGAACGAAAAGTATGTGCCAATCCAGGTTGTGAGAAAAAGTTTACAGCTAAACATAACAATAAAAAATATTGTACTGTTCAATGCAGTCGTAAAGCACAACATAAACGATCTAAAGATAAAAAGAAAAAAGAATTTACAACACAGATGACTGTTACTCGTGGAGAGTATTATCAGGACTATATAGAAAACTTTGCAGCAGAAGTAGAACAAGACTTAATTGCTAAGACTGCTGTAGCTGATATATACGGAGTAAACAAATCAGTTGTAACTAAGATGCACGAAGCATACTTAGTAGATAAAGATAATTTAGAATTACAAAAGGAATGGGAAACACCTGATGAAGCTATCAAGTCATTAGGTAAGTTTGAAGATTTTAGAGATAGATACTTTCAGACAGAAACAGGCGATCCATACGAAACAGCAGACTTTCATCAGAAATGGATTAAATCAATACTTAAAGCTATAGATGAAGGTGGAGAACAAATGATTCTCTCTCCACCACGACACGGCAAAACAGATTTACTTACACACTTCGCTGTATGGCAGATATGTAGAAATACAAATGTAAGAATTATGTGGGTTGGTGGTAACGAAGAGATTGCAAAGAATGCTGTAGGTTCTGTAGTAGATCATTTAGAACATAACGAAAAACTTATAGAGGATTTCTGTGGTCCTGGTAAAACATTTAAACCTAAGAGTAGATCTGGTAAGTCTTGGACATCAGGTCAGTTTACTGTAGCTAACAGAACTGTAACAGGTATTAAATCACCTACTATGGTTGCTGTAGGTAAAGGTGGAAAGATTCTTTCTCGTGACTGTGACTTAATTATTGCAGATGACATTGAGGATCATAGCACCACAATACAACCTAGTGCTAGAGAACAGACAAGACAATGGTGGACAACTACTTTGTCATCTCGTAAAGAGGAACATACAGCTATTGTTGTTATTGGTTCAAGACAGCACCCTGAAGATTTATATAACTTTCTTTTAGAAAACCCACAGATGGAAAAGATAGTAGAGGAAGCACATAGTACAGAATGTGTACTGCCAGAAAACGATATTGAGTTACATACAGATTGTATGTTGTGGGGTAGTAAGCGTAGTTACAAGTGGTTGTTATCTCGTTTACAAGCTGCTGAAACTACAGGTGGTAAAGCTATATTTGAAATGGTGTATCTTAACAAAGCATTTGTTGATGGTATAACAATGTTTGATGTAGAGGAAGTAGATTTATGTAGAGATATAAATAGAACTGTAGGACACATACCACCTAGCACAAGACTTATTGCAGGACTTGACCCTGCTTCTACAGGTTTTCAATCTTGTTTCTTATGGGCAGTAAATACTGATACAGGAAAAATGTATATGGTAGATATAGAAAACCAAGAGGGTGGTGGGATTATACAGGCTAAAGATACTATAAAGAAATGGTATGAAAAGTATGGTCTTGCTCATTGGGTTATAGAAGAGAACGGATTTCAAAGAGCAATTAGACAAGACAAAGATTTAAAAGAGTACTGTGCAAGAATGGGTATTTACTTAGAAGGACATCAGACACAAAAAAACAAGTTTGATCCTATCTTTGGTGTAGGAAGTATGAGAGAATTATTTAAAGAGGAACTAATTAGTTTGCCTTATGGTAGTGCAGAAAGTGAAACTAAGAGTAATATATATCGTAGACAACTAATTTATTTTTCT